TTCATATCAAACTTGTCCCATGCATACAACCTATCTTTGAATAGATTCTGGTTCCAGAACGTACTGGGTATAATTGCAGCGACATACTCACAGTTATCCAACATCAATTGTAATGCATCAAGGTACATATCTTCATGCACCAATTGTACTGGTAGTTTCCTACGTGATACTACAGTCTTAGCAAGATATGGTGGATTAGTAATGCACACACGATACCCAGTAGGAAACTCTTTAAACGTATCTCTTTGTACTACATCGGGATGATTTGGTTCAATATCATACCCATGCCACTCTGCATCTACATACGAAAAAAGGTGCCCCGCACCCGCAAATGGTTCCAAGATAGTATCCTTGGGAACCATCTGATACCAGGAGCGGAATGCACCAGAGTTGTTGAATGGGTCAGTTGTAGTATAATACTGACCCAGGAGTTGTTTGCTCATTCAATACCAAGACGCTTTTGAAATTCTACATGGTCAACGACCCAAACAGTGTTAGAGTCGTAATTAGACTTAAGACGATTAAACTTATCAATCAAATCAGTATCAATCAGTATAACATAGACTTTACCATCTTCACCATATTGATGTGCCCAGTCAGCAAAGTGTGCTGCTTCATGGAAAACATTGTCTTGGTGTCCACCTTCACCATAACAAATCTTGGCAAAGATATAACCCTCAACTTTACCATTGATTACACCATCAATAGACTTGAGACACTCAAGTTTGTCGAGACCAGACTTCTTGAACTCTTCCTTGTTAAGAAGGCGTCCATCCTTAGTGGGACGGAGATCTTGGTTGTTCAGAGATTGAACATAGATTCCATAACCAGAGGAGACACGGTTAATCTCATCAAGAACATAAGATTCGTCCTTGGAACCTTGACGAGAGGCAAGAATAGCAGTACCATGAGCAACTGTCAAAGCATATTCATAGTCTGCTTTGCACTTCTCATAGATGGAATTACGGTCAGTTTCCAACAACTCTGCAAGGCGATCAAGAGACTTGAAGTTAATCAGTTTCCTCAAGTCATGGTCTGTGATATGCTCAGAGTGGGCAATAGTCTCAGCAAGATTACGATTTGTCTTGAACTGACGTGTAGTACGAATCTTGGAAAGATCAGATTGAAACATTACGATTGCCACCTACTTGGGTGGGATTATAGAATGTTGGAGTCTTTAGGGCGCTGCCGTTCCCATAGGATTAGATTAGCACATGACGGGAGAGTAATCAACCCCAGTGTAAGACTTCGTGTTGAAGTCAGAAACAATAGCACCGTTGGCGATGTAGTTGTTCACATCATACACCATGTCGGACTTAACAACGGTAGAAAAGGAAGTCATCTCACTCTCAGCACCAGGGTGCCAGACAACACGCTTAACGAACCGCTTAGCAGCAGGAGTGCAGGGAAAGAAATCAACTTGAGTGGCAGAAGTCTGGAGTTGCATGGGGTGTTCCCTTGATTACCTAAGTATTATAGGGCATCCAGACGGTGCTGGACGCCTGTGGTGGACAGTCCGTCAACTGGTCTGGAAGCGACCGTGATTGAAGTTGGCGCGGGAGAATGCCTCACGCTCCACCAACTTGAAGGAACCATGCTCATTGATGAGAACATAACCCTCAGCATCAATTTTCTCACCTAATAGGTAAGTAGTGGGTCCATTGTTGCGACAAAGATACAAACAGTCGTCCTTAATAGACTTGACAAGTTTCCACAATCGAATTAGGTTGATGTCGCAGTCGCAAGCGGTCGCCAGTGCCTCATCGTCCAACTCAGCACCGATTTTAATGAAAGTGTTAAATACCTTCTTCATTTTCTGCGCTTGAGCATTAGTCACAAACTGACACATTGTCGCCATCATCTTGGCAAATGCACAAACTTCCTCTACATCATCGAAACGCTCTGCACCATAAGCAATCCACGCAAGTGGTTGTACAAATTTACACTTACGATTGCCAGTCAGTTTGTATGAGAAAGGATAGGCGACTGCATCCCGTAGTGTAGTGGCACAGAGGTATTGTGTGTGAGGTGCAACAATCACATTCTCGGTGACAGTGTGATCAAACCGATAAGTAAGCAGGTTTGATTGATACTCAGTCTCACCACCAAACCCAATGAAATCACCTTGATAGATATTATGAGTCCGTGGAAGAACATCAAAGCAAGCGTGCAGAATATCTGCAACATTACCCTCGTAGAATTGGTCAATCTCTTCATGAGAGTGAGCAATACGAATCTTTACTTTGTTAAAGACTGCTTTAGTACCGATGAAGAAAGTATCGGTCTCGGGGTCATTGCCCCACACAATAGCGGGAGCACCATCAATCTTAACACTCAAAGAACCTTTGGTGGTGAACCAATCAAGAACAGAAAGATCACCAGTCAAGATAGAATCTTCGGGGTGTTCCAGGTGTTTGTTCTGCATGATGTTCCCTTGACTACCTTGGTATTATGGCATGAAAAAAGGGGTCTTGCAACCCCATGTGTACCAGTTTGTTGAACTGTCCACTCAGTCGTCGTAGACTCTACATTCAGATGCATCAGGATGAGTGTCGCAATACAACTCAAGTGGTGTTGGATCGTGCGATTCTCCAGGATGGTTTTCTTTATATGCTTTCAGTGCTTCCAACTCTTCTTCAGTATGTCGGCGCGACTGCGGTGAAATAGTAGGATCACTCAGAAGTTCCTCATCTTTCTGAATGTGTTTGTCGATGTTTTCCATAGTTTTGTATCGTGATGATAGTATTTATTTTATTGAGGGGGTGTTAGACTCTTTACCCTCAAGACTTCGCACCATCAATTCGGCAAACTTTTCCATCTTTTGGGCAGAAACTGTCTGTGGAGCATAGGTAATTGCCTCTTTAAGGGCAATAAGTTCATTCCATTCTTCCTTGGTGAGAACTTCAGATCCAGTTTTTGCGAGAGTCATGAGTTTTTTGCGATGTGTCCCAATGTTAGCATTCTATAACATAAGTATCTAGAAACTTAATGTTTTCTTTGGGATTGCTTCGCAAAAGTTAATTGTCAGTGAATGGACCATAAGACCCACTGCTACCTGATTCCCTGTCACTCAGCATATCCATTATGCCATCAAATGACTGAATATGCTCAATATCTTGAATCATCTTTGCAATTTGAGCACACACCATTGGACGCTCTTGACGTGCTGCAAATGCCAATGCATTACGCAAAGATGATTCTGCTTCTTTCAAAGAATCTTCAACAGATTTAGACAATGCCATGATTTAATTACTAATAAAACTATTATGGGATGACAGTGAATGCAATTTTTCCTGTGGTTGCAAATCCACCACCAGTACAATACGCTACTGCATATGGAACTCCATAATCATACAGCACAGTATTTTTAGTACCATTCAATGCATATTCTTGACCATCTAAACCGTTCCAGGTTCCAGCACCAGCAATATAGTTGTAAAGAGAAGTTGACCAAATATCAAAACTTTGACCACCCTGGGGGTAAATGTTGGCATATGCTGGAGGTCCAGGAGTTTGACCACTAATGTCAATAGATCTCCAGGTTACATATTCAATTCCACTATTACCCTAGGATTCAAACTGTGCAGGAGTAAATGCAGCACCTTCAGAGTTAGTAATGCTAGTTGGTAATTCAGCACTGACTTGATTTGCTGGAGTATCCACAAGAAAAGCACCAGTCCAAGAAATTCCTGGTCCATTTGTCCCAGCAGTGACAGTATAGCTAACGGTTGCCATTGTAAGTTATCGTTTTAATTTTTTTTATTTATTAGCACAGTCTTTGTAGAAAATGCCATTAACATAGCAGGATTTACCTGGTTCGTAGTATTTTACCACATTTGGTGGTCTATTGTCAATAACACAATGATCACCCTGTCCAGTAGTTAAACCTTCAGCACACATTGCTACAACAAACGGAGCAAGAAGTTTAAGAGTATACATTATGCCGACACAGATGAAATTCCCTTATCAGTTTCCTTGATCCAGAATCCATCATCAGTCATTTGCCATCCTTCGGCAATCATCTCATCATATGTTTTTACATTCCTGTTTACTTCCCCAAGATCCAGTTGTGCTCTCTTATTGTAGTATTCTGCTTCACGCATATTATACTCACGGCACTTATCTTTATCGTTTTCGGTTGCCGCACGTTCACACATTGCGTTCATTTCTTCTTCAGTGTATTGCTTGTGTTCTTCTGGATAATAGTTTTCTTCCCAGAAGTCATCCCAATCACTTTGAGTTGTCTCAAAATTAACTGGACGATTACCTTTCAGAAGGGAAAGAAGTTCTACACTCTTAGTGTAATACTTCTTGTGATACTTTACACTCTCTTCTACACATCTTACAACAGTATCATAGATGTCTTGTGGTGTGAGATCCTCACAATTTACAGCATCATTGACCCAGTTATCAAGTTGTTCGAGAGAATACTTCTTGTAGGAAAAGTCACTGCTGTGTGGATTGGTCGAGTTCATCGAGGTAGTCCTTGATTGCTTGCTCTATCATAACCTGAATCTCCGTGGATGTCAACCCATTTAGAAAACTCCATCTTGGGTCTTGTGGGTCCCAGTCAATCGTGAAGGAACCGTCCTCATTTTGTGAGATTTTCAAACTATCTTCAGCAGTCATCACCACACTCCCTGTTTTGTTTCCAAGTTTTACGAACTCGCTTCAGTTCTTTGAGTTCCATTTTAATATTTTGGTAGGCAGTTTCACTGTCAATCTTATCTGCCATTTCCATAGCAATGATAACATCAACTCTTGTGCCAAAGTGCTTCAGTGCTGTTTCGAAGCAATCCAAATCTTCATACATCGGTCTTATTTTCCGCTAGAATATCTATGCGAGCATCTAAAGAATTCCAACATTCATAGAGTGCATTAGATTGCCCAACCATCTCTTGCTCGATGAGTTTGATGCGTTCTTCTAGTTGTTCTACTTTCTCAGCAAGAGTTTCAAGTGGAGAAGGTTCTTCGATACCCCACTTTTGAAAGAACCAGTAAGGATTATTCTTAGTCATGAGTCTTCATTTCAACGTTGAGTTTGTGAATTTCTTGTTGTACCCATATCATTTCTTCCTGAAGTCTGGCAATCTTTTGATCGTGGGATTGTATCCAGTCATAATGTAAGTTTCTATCAAAGTCTGATTCTGGAAGATTATATTTTTGAGCAATGTCTTGTGGTGGTGCCTCTTCTACCCATGGGTACAATCGATACTCAAGTTCTGCTGCTATTGTCCACAAAAAGACTCTGATTTTGAAAAACATTACAACTTTCCGCCTACTTCTCCTTCATACTTTTTGGTCTCAGCGAAACCTTCCTGCCGTCCTTTAAGATAAAAACGGGTGCCTGATATACACGAGTCTTCAGTGAGAGCCGAGACCAATCCGTTCCCATCTTTGTCTGTACTGTGCCAGAGGAATCTTGCTTTTTCAACATAGAAACAATCATCAATCAGTTTCTTTTCAACATTCGTCTGGTCCGATTGTGTCATTCTTTTTATTAAATCCAAAGGGTTGACTTTCTGCTTCTTTTTCTACACGAAGTTTGTGTGCTAAGGTGCATACATTCTCGGCAACTTTGAGAACATCTTCTACCTTAGTATCAGCAGGCAGACGATGCTTAATATACTCATAGATGGGAAAAAAGATGTCTGCCGCTTCAAATACTTCTTCAAGTGTCAGTGGTTTTGTATTCATTTCTTCTCAATATCAGGATGGGGAGCATACAGTGGACCTTCATAGTTGTGCGGACG